CTTGACCGCCGCCACCGTCACCGCCACCGGTGCCGCCACCACCGCCGGTATTGCCGTCGCCTCCACCGCCTCCAGGACCACCTGAACCAGGACCACCTGAACCAGGGTTAGTTGGAGTAATTGGACCGGGGAAAAATGGACCTGTCACAGTATACGGACCTACTTGAGGATTGTCAATATTCAAAATGATTGGGTTGATACCCGTTCCGGGGCCCGGGTTACCGCTGTATACATAAGGAGAAACATACACGCTTCCGGGAGTAGGATTTGGTGGACTATCGATGCCTGGATTGTATGGCCATGATGGATTAGTCCAAGTTACACCGTTGATTGGTATGCCCTCAGGGGCGCCGCGCACTGTACCATTATATAACAATGTTAATAATCTGTCTTCAGTTGGTGTGTCGGGGATAGTATTTTCTAACGGTATTCCGCAATTTGCTAATCTATCTGCATTTCTATCTTCACGCATCATAGCAACAGCAGACACACCACCTGCACAAAATCTATCTACAATCATTTCGATTGTAGGTGCAGCCATATGGGGTAAAATTTGTTGAGCAAATGAAGGCATAGAATCTACAAATGTAGATAATGTTTCATATGAATTTACAAATGGATCTCTGGGGACTTCAACTGGTCCTAATCCAATATATCTAGACCGCTGTTCTACTTTTAATTGTCTACCTGTTACGTCCCAGTTGACATTTAGTGCCGGGACTTGATCGTTATCACCGCTTGTTCCATTAAAAATCTTAGTAATTTCTGTGTTTGCATCAGTAATATATCGTTGACAAAATGCGTTTCCGGGATTTGGCCATGGATATGCACCTTGTATTGCGATTGTTGCAGTTCCTCCGCCGATAGGCGTTCTCCATAAATCACCCCCTTGGTTTTTTCCATTTTTATAATATGCTTCATATGTTCCTGTGGGAGGTGCTTCTACTTCTATAGATTCACTAGGACAATTAGCCCTATTATAGGCTATTACTCTAGCATCACTTGGCCTGTCAGTATACGACAACGGATGTGTTATTAATCCAATTAACCATCTATAACCATTTCCATTGCTAGTAGTAATATCTGTTACTCTACCAAATTTATCTGGGTGTATTCCGCCCACCTGAGTAAAGGGTCTAGCGGCTGAATTATTTTGTCCTATACCAGTTACTTTTGCTGATGCTTTGGTATTATTAGGGGCAATAACTACTGTTGGATAAGGGGCTCCACCTCTACAATATCCTCCACCGTCTGCCATTAATGGGCCTACTTCAGTGCGATAATATAAATCATCTACTCTAAAGGTGTACATATAATTAGTTCTAACACTTGTATACGCATCTATATATTTAAAATCATCATAGTCTGGGTTTGCGATATCTTCTGGATTTTCTTCAGACGGCGGCAGTGCCGGATCAAAGTCTGGGTTTGGTATTTCTTCTCTAGGATCATAGGCAGGGTTAGCCGGATTCCTTAATGAGGGTAGGGTATTTTTTTCGTATGGAATTACCGCAAGTTTTATGGCTGCTTTTTCCCAAGTATTACCTAAATATAATTGTTCATAATTTTTATTTAAAGCAGATTTAGTAACAGGTTGTGAGGCTCCTGTGCTATTAATATCATTAAAAATATCATTCCACGCATAGGGCAATCCTGACATACAACCAAAAAAGTCTGAGTGTGTATATCTGCCATCTGGGCCACTACCGATACCTATTTTTGCTGGTATTTCAGATTGTAAAGTAGTGTTAACTGGTATTGCTCCGTGAGCCGCTCTACCCGTCGTCGGCGGTGTAGTCAGTAAAGCAGAATCCGCTGGCGCAATAGATTCTAAATGACTAATACATTGACCTAAATGCCCAGGAGTAATATTTGTAATATTATTAACCTGTAACATTGAATATCTGAATGCTCCGGCGGCTAATCCTACTTTAGCAGGTAGAACTATATTAGTTCCTCCTAAATAAGAATCAAATCCTTTTGGTGCGGCATACGTGCCTGTGCCTTGACCACTTGTATCATATGCATCATTGTTTCTGTCTGTAGCATCAATATAAGAAGGGGGAGTCCCTTCAGAAAACAAAGTACCTATTCTATTTTTGATTGTAGCGGTATTTAATGCACTATTTACTGGATAAATCGTTGACGTACTTGGACTTCCATTATATATTAAATAATAGAATTTACTTCCTGTTAATTGATTTGGTTCATTGTTATATATCGGCACAGTTAAACTAGGTGCAGAGGCCGGAAATAAAAATTGAGGATCTAATGCATCTGCTAATGTTCTGAAATGATATCTTTTATTTCCAGTATAAGTACCCACTGTAGATGCGGATGTCAAACCCTGTACTCTATCAGATAAAGTATTACCACCTATATAGGTTTTTACTCTACATGATGCTAATGTGTTTAAGAGATTTTGTCCTCTGATTGTTAAAAATGCAGTGTAAATGGCTCTTTCTTGTCTATTAGTGACATAATCTATTGTTCCACTAGAAATCTTAGATATTTCAGCTCCAGAAAGTCCAGCGGCTCCTAAGGCTAAATTTAAATCTGAAACTATTGCCCCGTTTTCGTATAAAATTTGTAACAACGTTGAAGGGAATCCAAAACGATCTAGTTTACGAGGATCAAATAAATTGCCTAGGCGATCTAGTTCTTCTCCAAAAACTTCTGTTGCTCTTGTTACTCCTGCAATATCAGCAGTAATCGTATCAGTAATATTACTAAAAGTGCCGTCGGCATAGTCTTTTGCATTTACGCCGGCAGAAATTACTGAATTTTCAGAAGAAATAAAAGCATCTGCTGTCATAAAAGAACTACAAAAATCTTCATATTTTGGTTCAGATTGTGTAGGTTCTCTGCCGTGATAATTAAATTCATTCCAGGCTTGAAGTGCTAGACAACGAACCCATCCCCATTGGGTAATACCGTGATTAGGATTATTGGTATTATAAGGGTACCAAGTTGCAAATTGACCTGAATCTAAATCACTGTATATTGAATATCCTGCAGTTGCGGGACCTGGTAAACCACTAGATTCATTAGTATTAGCCCATTGAATAGACTTAGCAAGTTCTCCTGTAGGCCCGTAACTACCACCTTTTGTAATGCCGGCCCATACTCCTTGAGGATCTATTGGATACCATGTATCAGGTGCGGCATTACCTAATGCTGGAATAACTGATTTCCCAATGCTAATTTGATTATTGTATGTGGTATTCGTTAGTCTTGTTTCGGCGCCGCCTCTGCCACAATGCCATCCCCAATTAATAGACCAAGTAATTAATCGTAAAACAGTATCGTTAACTAATCTTCCAGGGAGGTACAAGGCATTATTTTTGCTTGCTCCCATAAAACTCGCCGCATTAACATTGATTTGTAGGCAATCGTTCTTGAGGATTCCTCCTAATACGTTAACACCTAAGGGACTTTGTTTACCTGTGTCAGCCATGTTTTACCTTTATGGACAGAAGACGTTTTCACTGCCTTCTACTATTTTGTGCCCGCATGTATTACCTGAACCAACTCTGAGTACAGGTTTACCTTCGCAAAATACTGTGGGACTACCTTGCGTAGTTTTGGCTGCTTTATGGGGATTTTTTCCGGGTTTAGGGTTATGTGGGGTTATATCGCTTACATGTAAGCCCACAGGTTTACCGTTACAAAAAACAGTACTAGCACCTAACTTAATTTTTCCACCTGTCGTGTTTTTATCACCCTTACGACTTAGTTTAGCCATAAAACTATCCTACTAATATCTTTTTCTCCGGAACTGAGATTCCAGTAGTCGCTTCTCTATATTTGTCACGCACAGCATCATCTGTATCTGCAACAAGAGAAACACTAGTAGTATTTAGTCTTACTAAGGCCTTGGGATTTGCGGTGAATAGACTGGGCACTAAACCCATGCCTTTTGGACCCGGTGCAACAGAAACAGGATCTTCTATTACAAACGCTGATTCTTCGACTGCATTAACTTTTGCTATTAATTCTTCCCCGCTGTTTAATTTAAACGTATACACATTTCCTGTTTTAATATTACTCATTATGCCGCACCTAACTTGGTTCTTAATTCTGTAAATCCACCTACGTACTCATCATCTACAAAGATTTGAGGGACAGACTTTGCTGTCGGTACTGCTTCATGTAATTGCTGGACAGTCCAGCCCGATCCAATTTTTCTTTCTTCAAACTCAATGCCTTTTGTTTCAAGCAGTTTTTTTGCTTGATCACAATACGAACACAGGTCTTTACTCCATACAATTGCTTTCATTTAATTCTCCTAATAGTAGTATTTAATTCGATTTTATAGTCACTGAAAATTTAAAGTAGGAATTCTCCTAATAGTTATTGTAGTATTCTTCAGGTGAATGGTTAAATTTAATATCGTCAGGTAAGTTCCATTCTGGCCAAACACCGGTATTGATTCTGTCTAATACATAATCTGCTACTAGTTCGTGTATTTCTGGAGTAAAATGTCCAGAAATTAACAATGGGTTTTCTGCTTTCAGGAAAGAGTCATCATATCTTTTCCCCAACAGTTTGGATTGATCGGCATATACTTGAAACAATGGATAATTATCTATTGATTCTAGTTCAGCGTTTACTCTAAGAAACAATGTATCTGGTCTAAGGTGTTTCATATCATTATGCATTAGTTTTGTCATACTAATATTATATTGATAATCGTTTTGATTTATTCTGTACCAACCTTCCAAGTCCCTGAGCAGTTCTGTGTCCTCTCTAGTAAATACTTGATGTGCGTTTCGTTCAATATAATCTCGTAGGTGATGCTCACTTGTAATACGAAAGTTTTTTTCAAATGACAAATCAATTGTGTTATTATGTCTACCTGAAATAGTAATGATAACAATATTTAAATCATAATTTTCATTATATATTAAAAAGTTGCGATATGCTTCATAGACACTAGAGCCACTTGCACTGTGATTTGTAATATTCCAATTTAAAATTTCTGATAGTTTCGTTAACCAATGATGTTTAAAGCCCTGAGCGGCAACAGACACCGGAGCACCAAGGGTCGGCGCGCCGAAACTATCCCCATAAACACCAACATTTATCACAGTGCAGGCAATTCATCATAATCTAATGAATCAGACATAACTCCAATAACATAGTTAGTAGATTCGTTTTCTTGTAACGCAGTCTGTTTTTTGCTTGTATCGCTGTGCTTGTTAAACCACGGAATCGGAGTAACTTTAGGAGCAGGGTGTTGATATTTTATACCAATTTGTTTAAGTGCATCAACAGCAGTATAATCTACAAATTCTTTAAGAATGTTAGAGTTTAATCCAATAACTGGACCCTTTTTAAACAAGTAATCTGCCCATTCTTTTTCTTCTCTAATAACATCCATATAAAGAGCATAAACTTCATCTGCACACTCTTTTTCAATCTGAACAAATCTGTCATCTTCTTTTACTACTTGGTTAATAATAAACGCGGTCCATTCTTTGTGTAGTAATTCGTCTTGTAAAATCAATGAGATAATATTACCATTACCAATAAAGATTCTATTTTCTACCATAGCAAGTGATGTTGCAAAACTAACCATAAATCTTAATGCTTCTAGTGCATAACTAGCATGTAATGCTAACCAAATAGCAGTCAAATGCTCATGTTCATCAACTTTTTGACCTAATTCTTTTTTGCAATTAATTTGATGCAGTTTATCATAGTAGTTACCAACACTTGAAGCCATATCAGCAATTTCTTGTGTATCGTGGATAGTGTTGAATACTTCTTTAGGTACATTATATATATTTCTTATAATGTGACTGTAAGAACGTGAATGAATATTAGTTTCAAAGAACGACCAATTGTACATCAATGCTTCAAGTTCAGGCAAACCAACAACAGGTGTAAACACTTGTGCAGGACCACGACCTTGTAAACTATCTAATGCAGTTTGTCTAAGTAGGTTACTAGTAAAGATATGTTTTACTGCATCACTAGCATCTTTAAAATCAGACGAATCTTTAGTCAAACTAATTTCTTCAGGTATCCAAAAGAAACCCCGAGCAGTTTGCTCATAGTTGGCTACTTTATTATATTTTACTTCTTCAAAACGTTGAATAGTAACCGGACCTGCAGGGTCTAAAAACATTTTTCTGTTTAGATAGTCGGTTGATTTTGTTAAGTCGTATTGTTCTTTGCTCATTATTATCCCTATAGTTTACATGCTTCGCAGTCGTCTTCTTCTACGAATTGTGGTTCATCAATATATGCTTTGGCGATTTCTACTGCTTGTTGAGTTTTGACCCCTGCTTTATTTATTAGACTGTAGTAAAAAGTCTTTAGTCCCCATTGATGTGCTTGCATTAAGTTTTTAGCAATCAAGGTAGTTGGAATTTTGTTATTAGCATAATGAGCATGGTTATAAAAAGTATTAGTCGAAATACTTTGATCTACGTAGGCCGCTAGAATAGATGCAGTTTTTAAATAGTCTACACAGTCTGTTTGGTCCCACATTAATTGATAAGAGTTTCTAACACGTTTGATATGATAATCTGGCACTACTTGTGTTAGTGAACCTGCTTTACTTTCTTTGACAGAAATTAAATGCATGGGTAACTCAATACCGTTTGTAGAGTTGATCACAACTGAAGAACTTTCAACGGGGGCAATTGCCATAAGAGTAGCATTCCTCACACCATGTTCTTTCATCTCTTTTCTGAGTGGCTCCCAGTCTAGTTCAGGCTTAAAGTTTGCTAACTTGTTAACACCTTTTGCTCTGCGTTCCCAAGGAAACACACCCTGACCATACCAAGTTTTATCGCTATCTTTGCACTTGCCCCTTTCTTTAGCAAGTTCTACAGTTGCTTCAGTTAAATAAAATGCTTGATGTTCTATCCACGATTTAACTTCTTGTAGAGATTCTTTGTCTCCATATCTTAAGTCTCTTTTAGCATGCCAATATGCTAAATTAGTAACTCCGATTCCCAATGGTTGAATCTCGTCATTGCTTAATCGGCTTTGCACAGATAGGAAATCTTGGTAATCTAAGATATTGCATAGACTGCGTTGTAGTATACGACATGCTCTACGCATATCTTCAGGGTGTCTAAACGCTCCCCAGTTAATCGATCCTAATGTACATAGTGCAATTCTACCTTCTTCGTCATCTAGGCGCTTGAAGGGCTTTGTAGGTAGCAAGATTTCGCAACATAGATTACTTTGATAAATTGGATGATGTTCTGCGTCAAACGGTCCTTGATTCATCACATTATCAATGAATACTAAATAGATTCTACCCGTATCCGTACGTTCTTTGAGTATGCCGCTTTTGAATACTTCTTCAGCAGACATGGTCTTTTTACGTAGGGTACGGGACCTTTCGTATTTTACATATAATTCTTCAAACTTTGCTGTATCTGAGTAAAATGCTTCATAAAGATCGGGCACTTCGTTTGGATCAAAGAATGTTATATTTTCTTTGTTTTTAAATCGTCTCCAAAAGAATGCTGACAAGACGACACCGTAGTCCATATGACGTACTCTAGTTTCGTCAGTTCCTTGATTATTTTTAAGCACAATAAGATCATCAAACTGATGATGCCAAATAGGATAAAATACAGTAGCACTTGCATTTCTAATTCCCCCTTGCGAACAAGAACGCAAATCTCCAAACCATTTCTTTAAGAAGGGTATCATTCCCGTATGCATGATCTCTCCGCCTCTTATAGGCGATCCTAGGGGTCTTAAACGCCCTATTTCAAGACCTATGCCGGCTCGTTTACTTGCGTATTTTGCCATCATTTCTCCTGAAGCAAAAATACTATCAAGGTCATCGTCACTACGAATGAGAACACAAGAACTGAATTGTTTAGTTGGGGTTCCAAGACCAGCAAGGACAGGAGTAGCAAGAGTAAACAAACCGTCAGATGCCGCATTGTAATACTCCTTAATAAACTTAAGTCTATCTTTTTCGTTTTCTGCATGAAATACTGTGGCTGCCGCAATCATATAACGTACTTGCGGTGTTTCATAAATCTTATTAGTAGAACGATTTTTAACTAGATACTTTCCAATAAGTTGTTCGATAGCGGCAAAGGAATAATTCTCATCTTTCTCGTGGTCGATAATATTATCCATCTTTTTCCAATCATCTTCACTATACCATTCTAATAATTCTGGTGTGTACAACCCAGTTTTAACATTTGTTTTAACAATTTGATAAAGATGGGGAGGTTGATATTGTCCATAAACATCTTTACGCAACATAGAAACACGTTGTTACCTGCTACATACTGATAGTTTGTGTGGCCTGTTTCTGGATTAGTTTCTACGTCAATAAGATCAACGATAGCACGTAAAGTTAATTCATCAATCTCTCTTGTTGTGATGCCGTCGTAAAAGTGCGGCTGTGACGTAATTTCGATCATAGATTGAGATACATCTGATACTCCCTCACACACTTTAGCAATTTGTGCTTGCCACTTTTCTAGTGCCAAGTCTTCAATTTTCCCTGATCTTTTTGTTACTTTAATGTTCATGCTTGTCCTATTTTGTCATACAACGGAGTTATATTGTGTCGTTTAATATCGTGGAACTCAGATAGTGATGTATTTACTACTGAGTTCGGCCAGTAATTCAACACATACTTTGCGTTGTCTACAATTACCAATACCACATCAACGTTATTATAATCTTTTGCTTCAACTAAGTCAATGTCTTTTATACCCAATAATAGCAAAGTATAAATCATACCCAATGCTCTTGCAAAATAGCAATAATTGTTGTCGTTGAGTAGTTCCCATGGCCCGGGCCAATCTGGAATATCATGGGGGTGTAAGTAATATGTGTTTAATGGGCAAGGTTGCCAAAACTCATCTACTTTAATACATATATTTTCTAGTGATTCTTCTTTCAAAGACTCTCTTAAATCGTGCCAGGAACGTAACCTTTGTTCAAAGGTATAATTAAGAAATAGATTCATATTACTACTTATCTTAGATATAGAAGCCGAGTATAATTTAGCCAAAAAAAAGAGCGACCGAAGCCGCTCTTTAAAGTTTTTAATATTTATTAGTTCTTACCGACTAATACTTCTACGACACCTTCTGGGGTATCACCATTATAAGAAGATATTGCTTTACCGATAACTGCTCCTGGGAGTAGCGTGTCTGTTTCTAAGTTAGCGGAACATCCAAAACCTGCGTTTTCTGATGCGATGATCAAATCACCTTTATGAACTGGTCCGATAACTCTAACTGGTACACGTCCGATAAGTGCTAGTTGAACTACAAACTCTCCTTCTCCTGCTTCAAGTGCGTTGTTATAAACTTGGGCAGGGTTAGTAGTAATGACACCTGCTACTGCATGATGTCCCCTTATACCTGTAATAGAAAGTTCTGCATCACCACCGAACACGACAACTGTTCCTGGCTCGTATTGTCGATCAGCAGTGTATTTCTCCGCTAAGTCAGCGTATGTTGCGTTCCATGTAGAACCTGCTGTTAGAGTAAAGTCACCTGTTACAGTACCTGCTGTTGAGTTTGAACCTGTAGTCCAAGTTGTTGATTGCAATGTTCCTGCTGTTGCAGTACCTGAAACAGACAATGAAGTAAGAGTACCAACACTTGTAATGTTTGGTTGAGCCGCAGACGATACTGTAGCCGCATAACCCGTTGTGTTCTGGTTCAATGTAGCAACACGTGCCGCCGCAATCGTACCAGATGTAATCTGGCTACCATTCAATGATGTCAGTGATGCACCTGAACCAACAAAGTTAGTTGCTCCAACGTTACCAATGTTAGCATTACCTGTCACACTTAATGATGATAAAGTTCCAACACTTGTGATGTTAGGCTGTGCGGCACTTGAAACAGTTGCGGCATAACCAGTTGTGTTCTGGTTAAGAGTAGCAACTCTTGCGGCTGCGATTGTACCAGAAGAAATGTTAGAACCGTTCAAGTTAGTTAAGTTAGCACCACTACCTGCGAACAATGTAGAACTTACTAATGCTACACCACTGATTTGCGAACCAGTGCCTGACATTGTGATGTCACCGTTAGCGGCAATCGTCAATCCAGTTAGAGTACCTACTGAAGTGATATTTGGCTGAGCCGCAGTTGATACTGTAGCCGCATAACCAGTTGTGTTTTGGTTAAGTGTTGCAACCCTAGCGGCTGCAATCGTGCCTGTAGTGATATTAGAACCGTTTAACGATGTCAATGAAGCACCAGATCCTACAAAGTTTGTAGCACCTACGTTACCTACGTTAGCATTACCTGTTACGCTTAGTGATGATAGTGTACCTACTGATGTAATGTTGGGTTGTGCCGCAGTAGTTACCGTACCTGCTGTTGTTGCGGAACCAGAAACTGTAATTGTATATGTGCCACTTAGTCTACCGCTTGGTACAGTACCAGATGACAAGTTAGATGCGTTTAATGATGTTAGTGAAGCACCAGATCCTACAAAGTTTGTAGCACCGATGTTACCTACGTTAGCATTACCAGTTACACTTAATGTACCTAATGTACCAACACTTGTTAAACTTGATGTTGTTACGTTAGAAGATAGTGTAGAGCCTGTGATACCTGAAGCAGGTGCTTGAATTGCCTGCTCGCCGGCTGCTGTTAATCTACCTTGCTGATCAACTGTGAATGTTGATACGTTTCCTGAATCACCATATGATGCTGGAGATACCGCTGTATCTGCAAGTGAGAATTGAACACCTGTTAAGTCTAAACCTGTACCTGCTGAATAAATCTGAGCAGATGAAATCTGAACGAATGTAATATTTGTAGTACCAAAAGTGATCGTACCTTCAGTGTTCATCACATAAAGTTCACCAGCACCAGTGTCACCTTCTTGGATATAGAAAGCGTCACCTGCACCAAATGCATCTGGATCACTTGGACTGTATGTGTCAGCGTCACTAGAACGTGTTAGTACCCAAGCAGTTGAGCCGTCACCTACTGTTGTTACATCATATACACCGTTCTGCACCGCATTTGCTTGATTATATACAAGTACACGATCATTAGTAGATAATGTGATACCATCGACAACTAGTGCGGCATTAGAGCCTGCGTTAGTCAATGTAGCGCCAACACCCGAAGAACCGTTGTTATAAGAAGCATTCAATGCTGTTGGTGATTCAACACGACATGGTGCGTGATAGTGTAAAGATGCTGATGCGATAGTATCTACGTATTCTTTTGTTGCTAAATCTTTAGCGGCTGTTGGGTCAGCACCGTTAACAACACGTTTTGCACCAACATCAACTACACCTGTTCCTGTAGGAGCAAGTAAGATAGAGTTGTTGCCAGAGAACGCTGTAATTGATAAGTTAGCGTTTGTTCTTCCTAGTACTTTGTCAGTTACTACGTTGCCTTGAACTGTAGCATTACCTGATACTGTCACTGAAGATAGTGTACCTACTGAAGTGATATTTGGCTGTGCAGATGTTGTTACAGTACCTGCTGTTGTTGCAGAAGAAACTGTACCAGATACATTAGCACCTGCTACTGAGTTAGCAACTTGTGCAAAATCTACTTCACCTGTTACGTTTTGACCAGTGATTGATGTTAAGTTAGCACCATCACCTGATACGTATGTGAATACACCACCTGTACCGCTGACGTTACCTGCTGAAGCATTACCAGTAACTGATAAACTTGTTAATGTACCAACGCTTGTAATATTTGGTTGAGCGGCTGTTGTTACTGTACCTGCTGTAGTTGCATCACTAACAGTACCTGAAACATTAGCGCCTGCTACTGCATTTGCAGTTGCGGCATATGATACTTCACCAGTTACATTCGCACCTACTACGTTTGATAATCCACCTGCATCACCTGTAAACACACCTGTGTTAGCAGTGATATTTGTAGCAGTGATATCTCCATTAACTCCTAAGCCAGTAAGTGTGCCTACTGAAGTAATATTTGGTTGTGCGGCTGTCGTTACTGTACCCGCTGTAGTTGCATCACTAACAGTACCAGATACGTTAGCGCCTGCAACTGCGTTTGCTGTGGCTGCGAATGATACTTCACCTGAGACATTTGCACCTGCAACTGCGTTTGCTGTGGCTGCGAATGATACTTCACCAGATACGTTAGCGCCTGCAACTGCGTTTGCTGTGTCGGCGAATGCAACTTCTCCAGTTACGTTTGCGCCGGCGATTGCTGATAAGTTTGCACCGTCACCTGATACATATGTGAATATACCACCTGTTGCGTTAACAGTGTTGTCTTTAATAAGAACGCTATCAATCGTAACGCCAGATTCTGATGTTTTTTCGTTAATATCGTTAGTATAAACACCGCCACCAGTTGCACTAAATGCGGCTGCAAATGCAGTAGAACTTAGGTTAACTCCGACGCCTGTAAATATACCTGAACTGATTGATCCAGTACCGTCTGATAGTGAAGTACCTTGTATAGCACCGCTAGAAGTCAATGATGTTAGTGTACCTACTGATGTAATATTTGGTTGAGCCGCTGTAGTTAAAGTGCCTGTCAATGATGTTGCATTAACATTATTAACTGCTAACGTGTTAGTGCTAGAATTGAATGTAAAGTTAGCACTAGCACCAAAATCGCCGTTATCGTTATAGATAACTTGAGTATTTGAGCCTGCAGGCTGTTGAAAATCTAATGGTGCTCCATTAGCATAATAATAATTGTCTGTTTTAATTCCACCGACTGTAGCATTACCTGTTACGTTTAAGTAACCTGATGTTGCGATACCTTCTGCGTTATCTGTTGTTTCGATTAAGAAGATATTACCTTTTCCTGTAGAAGAAAAAGTTAATGCGGCGTTTGAATTATCATATAAATCCCATGCAACATTTGCTTCTATAGAAGCAATGCCACCGTCTTTTAAGTATAATGCATAGTTATTAATACTTGAACCTGAGGCTGCACCAAACAGACCTATATTATAACCACTAGCATGAGTACTAGTAGAAAGACCTCTTACACCTACTGCGGCACCAGTATCAGATGTATCACTTACAGTTGCAATACCTTTAACACCTGTACCTTTAGTCCCGCCATTTGTTGAGGCTGAACCTATAATACCTGTACCTTCTGCTGACGAGTTAGAACTATTACCGATCGCTTCACCGACAATGGCTGCCCAATCACCTGATGTAACTCCTGAGTCGCCGTGTCCAACAACCATTTTTGCAGAACTATAGTCACCTGATGCTCCGTCTGCTACGAATAATGTTGAAAGTGTTCCAACGCTTGTGATATTTGGTTGTGCATTTGTATAAACTGTTCCGGCTACTAATGCGTTTCCTACTTGTCCAGAAACATTTGCGCCTGCTACTGCATTTGCAGTTGCGGCGTATGAAACTTCGCCTGAAACATTAGCACCTGCTACTGCGTTAGCAGTTGCGGCATATGATACTTCACCAGAAACATTAGCACCTGCTACTGCGTTAGCAGTTGCGGCATATGATACTTCGCCAGTGACGTTTGCGCCAGTTATGTCAGATAAAGATGCACCGTTACCAATAAACGATTCTGCTTTAACATCACCATATGTGTTAAACGTAACGACTTCGTTTGCTAATGATACATCACTACCAAAAGCAAAGTGACCAGCAGAACTGTCCCAACCCATAAACGCTTGTAATGCTTCTGATGTGTAATATTGTAATTGTGTACCACGATCTTTGCCGTCATTTGATGTTGGGGCGGCTCCATTAGGACCACCTCCCATTGAAATAATTGGATCTTCAACAGCAAATGATTCAACGTTAACATACGTTAAGTTACCATTGACATTTAAATTTCCACCAATTACTGCATCTGAAGTTATAGATAGGGTATCACCTGCAACTTCACCTGTTGCTGATATATTTGTAACGCCTGCATTGCCATTTACTGTAAGTGAAGTTAGGGTACCGACACTTGTAATATTAGTTTGAGTGGCTGTAGATAAAGTACCTGTCAGGGTAGTTGCAGATACTTCTCCAGTTACGTTTAATATGTTGGTAGCGTCATCAAAAGTAAAATTAGAACTCGCACCAAAACCACCAGCACCATCATTATATTGGATTTCTGTGTTTGACCCAGCTGGTTGTGTTAAGTCCCAAGCGACTCCGTTTGCATATAATAAGTTGTCAGTAAGAACTCTAGTTGCACCGATATTACCTGTTACTGTAAGAACGTTAGTAGTTTTATCAAACGTATAATTTGCACTACCACCCAGCGCGGCGTCATCGTTAAAGATGACTTGAGTATTTGCACCACCAATTGTAGGAAACGCTTCAACGTTTCCTGAACTGTTTTTTACTGACAGTACATCACTGTCACTTAAGAAAATAGTACCTTTTCCAGCGGCCGGCGTTGGTACTGTGTTCGCCGCATTTTGTTTTAATATTAACATTTTATCTACCCTATATTATAATGTCACTATGCAATGCATATGTTGTATTTATGTTTTTCCTAAGATACTTGTTCATTAGTATCAAAATAATACCAACTAGTACCATCACCGTATGCTGGTTTATTGATACCGTTAGTTATGAAAATAATGCCACCTAAAACACTATCAGGTAAAGCATTATTTGCATATTGTCCTGTTTGCATTATACCATTGGCGTGTAAGATTTTAGTGTCTGTGCTGAAAGTTAAGTCTGCACTTGCTCCCAATACATCATCAGATCCATTGTTAAACTGTATCTGATTTACAGAACCGCCTACTACAGGTCCGTCACCACTAACATCGACTAATACACCGTCTACTGTTAATGATCCTTCAATAGTAATAGGATAACCAAACAATCCTTGGTAATTTGCGGGTACTATTTCATCAGTGCCCGATTCAATTAATGTTGGCATGGGAGAGATAGAACTTGATTGATCACTAAACGATAATGTGCCATCACCGTTTGTAGTAACAACCTGGCCAGAAGCACCACCGGTAACAGTTAAGTTACCAATTGCCCCTAAATTTGATGTACCTTCAACAGTAAGAGTGGGTGTTGTTAGCCCATTCTTTACTCTAAAGTCTTTATACGCCATGGTTCCATTTTCCCCAATGTCATTAAATGACTTAAAAATATGAGTGTAGTCCGAAGACTACACTCGTTCTAGTTTTTATTAAGTAGAGATATAATCTACTACTGTGTTCAAATTAGTATTTGAACTATTTGTTGATGCATATACTGTTACGTTGCCAGATACTCCGTCTACGTTACTTGAAAACTCAACAATGTCTGCTGATGTGTTAGAACACACAGAGCCATAAATTGTGATATATGAATCTGTACCGTCATGTACTAGCAATACTTCAACTGATTGATAACCGTCATCACCTGATGCTGAGAACACATATTTTGCTGTTCTAAAATCACTAGGATTAAACTCATCAACTACTGTGTTTGTAGATACAGCAATGTTTGAACGTTGTGTACCAAAAGATATTGCTTTTGCTTCACCCGAAGTAGTTACAGATGTTAGTGTACCAACACTTGTAATGTTAGGTTGTGCGTTAGTATAAACAGTACCTGCTACTAGTGCATTTCCTACTTGTCCTGAGACATTAGCACCTGCTACTGAGTTAGCAGTAGTTGCGTATGCAACAGCACCAGAAACATTAGCGCCAGCAACTGCGTTTGCTGTTG